CTCATCCGTATCAGGAACATTTACTGCTGATGAAGAAATCAATCAGGCATCAACTGGTGCTGTTGGTAAAGTAATTGAATATGATTCAACAAATAAAATTTTATACTGGTATCAAACACGATTTCCAGATTGTGGAACAGATAGTAATGGAAACTTAACAGCGTTTAGTGGTGCAAATGCAATCACAGGACAAAGTTCAAGTGCGGCTGCAACACCAGACACAACTGATTCAACAACTACAAATGCTGCAGTATTTGCTTCTGGTTATTCAACACCAGAACTTGTTGCCGATTCGGGAGATATACTCTATGTGGAAGAAAGAAGTCCAATAACAAGGGCATCGGACCAAACAGAAAATATTAAACTAATAATTGAATTTTAAGTAATAAAGGAAAACAATGCCATCAAAAACTGATTTTAATGTTAGTCCGTATTATGACGATTTTTCTAAAGATAAAAATTTTCATAGGATCATGTATCGACCGGGATACGCTGTTCAAGCAAGAGAATTAACATCTCAACAATCTTTACTTCAACATCAAATTGAACAATTTGGCGACCATATGTTCAAACATGGTGCGATGATTATTCCAGGTAATCTAACTTATGATGCCAATTGGGATGGTGTTGTATTAACTTCTTTTACAGGAACATTAGCAAATTTTAATGATACAACAATAACAGGAGCAACAACAGGTGTAACAGCAAAGGTTGTTGGATATGAAGCGGCATCTGGTGATATTAAAGACACTTTAAATGTAAAATACTTATCAGCTGGTACAGATAATGCAACTCATGTAGTGGGTTTGGAAGAAACTATAACTAGTGATGCTGGAACAGGTGAAACTGGATTAGTTTACACAACAACAGAAGGTTCTGCTGTTCATGTTGACGCTGGAACTTATTATATTAATGGATATTTTGTAGATGTGGCTGCTCAAACTTTAGTTCTCGATCCATATAGTCGTGATACATCTTTTCGTGTTGGATTTACAATTTCAGAAACATTTATTACTTCAACAGATGATACATCTTTATTAGATAATGCATCTGGTTCATCAAATGAAAATGCAACTGGTTCTCATAGATTTAAAATAACACTAACCCTTGCTAAACTTGAACTTGATGATACAACAGATTCTAGTTTTGTAGAATTAATGAGAATAGTGGGCGGAGATGTAGTAAAACAAGTTGAACATACTACATATAATATTGTTGAAGATACATTAGCAAGAAGAACATATGATGAAAGTGGAGATTATGTAGTTAGACCTTATGATATTGATATAAGGGAAAATTTAAAAACAGCAACTAATAATGGAATATATGCGGCTGATGATGTTACAACTGGTTCAAATACTCCATCAGATGATTTGTTAGCAGTTGGATTTTCTCAAGGTAAAGCATATGTTCGTGGATATGAAGTTAATGATTTAGGAGTTTCCTTTATTGACCTTGATAAGGCAAGAGATTTTAACACAGCAAGTGGAAGTGTAACAAGATTTGCACAATTACCTTTTGTTAATGTTACAAACATATATGGTACTCCCGATGTTGGATTTCTATCTGGTGAAACCGAAGTATTTAAGAAAGTTAGATTAGTAGATACAGAACATTCAACAAGAGGAACAGTACAGGTAAATAATGATGGAACAATTTATGATATTGGTCGTGCAAAAAGTAGAGGTATAGAATATAATGCTGGAACCGCTTCTGGCGTTTTCATGTCAAGCGCTTCAGTAAAAACTAACACATATAAACATTATCTTTTTGATACAGTTATGTTTGCTCATCTTAATGTTAAAGGTGCTGCTTCAGGTGCATTAACAACAGGAGAAACATTAACTGGAGGATCTTCAGGTGCAACAGCGATTGTTGAAAGTATTACTTCTTTAGGTACTGCAACAATAACAGGTGTTACTGCTGCTCAACCTCCTGTCGTAACAATATCTGCTGGGCATAACTTTACAGAAGGACAACAAATATTAATTGCAAGTGCTGCTGGTATGACAAGCATAAACACTTATCATACTGTAAAAAATCCAACTGCAACAACTTTAGAATTATATACTGCTTCAACATCAGCAGGCACAACATCAGCAGTAAATGGTACTGGTTATACAGCATGGTCATCTGGAGGAACAGTTGCACATACGGTTGTTATTGTATCAGATGTTAAGGGAGATTTTGTTGATAATGAAACTTGCACAGGCGGTTCATCTAGTAATACTGTTGTTGTTCAATATAGTATTTTAGGTTGTAAAGGTTTTGAACAAAAACAATTTGCTCAAACTAAAGGTATTTCAATGGCAGGTAGTCCAACATATACTGCTGATGTTGATTTAACTGAAACTTATGGTGATGTTAAAACATTATCAGGAAATGTTTCAACTGTTGATCCTGCTGCTTCACCAGGTAGTATCGTTATGGATGGATCTGATGCTAATGGAACAGATGCTAACGGTTCGATAATTTTAGAGGATGGAACTGTAACTGGTTCAGCAGTAATTGCTATTGGTTTAGAAAATCCTGCTTCATCAGCTGATGTAATAAATGGTTCTGGAACTAGATTTTTAACTGAATTAAAAATTGGTGACCAAATTACTTTTGAAGATGATTCTAATACTACTGTTACAAGAATTATACAAAGTATTGAATCTAATAATAGAATGGAAACATCTGTTGGATTAGGAACTACTAGTGCAACAAGTAAATTATTTAAAAGACAAAGAACAAAAATACATTCAGTAATAAATGATAGATCGTTATTTAAAATGCCTTATCAGGTTGTTAAAACACTATTAACAACAGATAATGATGGTATAAGTGATACGAGTTTCAAAATAAGAAGGCAGTTTGTTTCCACATTATCTAGTTCTGGTACTGCAACATTAACAGCAGGAACAAATGAGATATTTAGTTCTCATTCAGAAAATGACTTTACAGTTTCTATAATGACAAAAGGTGGTAGTGCAACCGCAGGAGAAGTTGGAGATGTTATAACCCTAGCAGGCTCTGGCGACTTTACTTTAGGTGGATCCCCAACAGGAAAAACTTTAGCAATAGATTTAGGTAGTACATATAACGGAAGTAAGATTAAAGTCCTTGCGACAATTTCTGGATCCGTTGTCGGTGCAAAAACAAAAACTACAGCTGCCGCAACCAAAACAATTAATACAGCTGCATTATCAGGATTAACACAAATCAATTTAGGATATGCTGATATACACACTTTAACAAGTGTTTATATGTCTGCTGATTTTAGTACTGCCGCAACAACAAGTGATACTGATGTTACAAGTAGATTTACTTTAGATTCTGGTATGAGAGATAACTATTATGATGTTGGTCGTTTGGTAAGAAAAGCAGGTCAATCAGCACCAACAGGAAGATTGTTAATTACCTATAGTTATTTTGAACATGGCTCTGGGAACTTCTTTAATGTTGATAGTTATTCAGGTTTTGCTTATGGAAATATTCCATCTTATACTTCTGATATTACTGGAGAAAAATTTGAATTAAGAGAATGTTTAGATTTTAGACCAAGAGTAGATAACGCTTCAACAATAAATGCTGGAGACGGACAAGACAGACAGTATAGTGGTACAGGTGCTTCAGCAATCGAATTACCAAAAATTAATTCAGACATTACTACTGATTTAGAATATTATTTAGCTCGTAGAGATAGAGTTTATTTAACAAAAAGTGGTGAAATTAATTTTATTCGAGGAGAACCAGATATTAATCCAATATTACCAAAAACTTTAGATGATGCTATGCATTTATATGATTTATATTTGCCAGCATTTACATTTAGTACTGATGATGTTAAGATAACACAAATTGATAACAGACGATATACCATGAGAGATATTGGTAAACTAGAAAAACGAATAGAGAATGTTGAATATTATACTCAACTATCTTTATTAGAATCAGAAGCACAAAATATGCAAATACAAGACGCCGATGGTTTTGATAGATTTAAAAATGGTATCATTGTGGATAACTTTACAGGTCATGGTATTGCTGATGTTTCCGATAATGATTATTCAGTTGCTATGGATATGGCAGAAGGAGAAATGAGGCCGGCATTTAGCCAAGATAATATAGCATTAAAAGAAATTTATTCTGATTTAACTACACCTATAACTGAGCAACTTCGATCAGATAGTGGTTATTTTTCAAGTGGAGATTTACTTACTTTACCTTTTGATAGTCATAGTTACGAAAACCAACCATATGCAAGTACAACGGTTAATTTAAATCCTTTTGAGATAATACCGTGGGTTGGAAGAATGGAATTAAATCCACCAATAGATGAATGGATGGACACTAAAAAACGACCAGATTTGGTTGTTGATTTACCAGGATCTTATGATACACTTACAACTCTAGCATCTGAAGGTGTATTGAAATTAAATATGGGTACTGTTTGGAATAACTGGAACGATACTTGGGCAGGTTCTAAAAAAACGGTTAATAAACAAATAGATATGAGTATATCTGGAAATCAATTAAAAGAAACCACAACAGTTAGCACAGAACAAAGAGTAAAACAAAGACGCTCTGGTATTCGTACTGCTTTAGTTCCAAACACAATAAAAAACAATCTGGGAGATAGAGTTACAAGTATTGCTTTTATGCCTTACATACGAGCAAAGGATGTTTCATTTGTTGCTAAAGGATTAAAACCAAATTCAAGATTTTATGCTTTCTTTGATTCGATTGCTGTTTC